CGGATAAAAACAATAGTATTGAGGTTTAAAAAATAAAAATGTAAAAATTATAAAAAAACACTTGACAAATAAGTTAGGGTGTGCTATACTATTATAGCACTCTGAGAGAGGCGCTAAGTTAAATATCGCGGGGTAGAGCAGTTGGTAGCTCGTCGGGCTCATAACCCGAAGGTCGCTGGTTCAAGTCCAGTCCCCGCAACCATTAATATGTACGCCCAAGTTTACGGTCACTGTTCCGTCTGCGTGGGCGTATATTTTTGTTACAAAATTGCGTATCAATGTGTTAGAATCAGTGGAATCAATGTTTTCTGCTGATTCTTTTAGCATTTCAACTAATTTATCACGGTTTAATGTGCGTGTTTTATTTTTTTCTTTGTACGTAATGACGTCCTCTAACTCACTTTTACGAATGCGTAGCTTATCAACTTCATCTTTTAGTTCGGGAATATTAACACCGCCTAAAATGGCATTTATACCGTTGGTTATTTTTGTTTCGATTTCAGATAATTCCTTTTTCTCTGCTGACACGTCCGGTGCGGCGGAATTAACCTGCTTGCAAATTTCATCAGCCAATGTTTCAAAATCTGCGGTTTTTAAATAGTGTTTTATTTGCATTACTACAAATGTTTCCAATCTATCAGCATTTATATTTTTTGTACAACAGGTGTGCGTGCGGTATTTGTTACCGCAAATATAGTACGGTGTACTGATTTTTTTTTGATTAGTTGACGTATGACCTACAAATGTAGCACCACATTTATCACATTGTATTAAACCGGACAACAAATAATTGTGTCTGCAGGACTTTGACGTTGCACGTCTTGAATTATCTTTCATTCTTTCTTCAACCTTTCTCCAAATGGTTTCATCTATAATTGGTGGGATTGCATTTTCAATGCGGACAATATCGGGATTAGGTCTACCGCCTGCCCATTTACCCATAATTTTGATTTTTCGTTTATTCCACGTATAAACACCTATGTATCGTTCATTTTTCAAAATAGAATATAACGAATTTTTTCCTAATGGGCGACCTGCCTTGCCAACTGCTCCGTCTAATTCTTTTAAAATTTCATTATATGAATGTCCGTCAGCATACATAGTAAAAATAGTTTGGACGATTTTAGCCTCTTTTGGGTTTATGATATAGTTACCGTCATTAATGTCATATCCTAATGGCGGGTTTCCACCGCAAAAAATACCTTTTTTTGCCCGTTCATTTTTGCCGTCTATAGATTTTTTTCGTGTGTCCAAAACCATATGTTGACCTATTCCGGCGGTTATTAATTCTGTTAGATATGTATTCGGGTCTAAAATGTCACCTAAATGTTGATTGCACGATATAACCTGTATATCTATGCGTGCCATTTCTTGTCTAAATGAAAACCAATCAACGACGTTTCTACTGCCGCGTGAAATATCGTAGATGATTACCGCGTCAAAAAGATGTTGTTCAGCGGCGGCAAGCATTTGTTGGAATGCAGGTCGGTTTGTGTTTGTTCCGGTCATAGCCTCATCGGAATACACTTTCAGCAAATTTATATCGTGTTTTTCACAGTATTCTTGTATGGCCGTTGTTTGATAGGCTATACTGTTATCTGTTTGAAATTCTGTACTATATCGTGCATATCCGACTGCATTAATTTTTTTGTTCATAAAAATAACACCTCTTAACTTGATTTTTAATCGGTGTTATGGTACAATATATATGTTTTTAATTGGTGTACCATAACACTACACTATTTCCCCGACTGTTAGTAGCGGTCGGGGATTTTTTTTATTTTCAACCTATTTTTTGTGAATCGGAAGAATATAAATCTTTTTTATATTTGTCTTTGACAATATCTATGGTTTGTAATATATATTCTTGACCTTGTTCAGATAAATTCCTGTATGACTTTATCAAATATATTTCTTCATCTGATAGATTCGTAATATCTTCACGTTTATTTTCACGAAATTCTGCAAGAATATCTTTAACATTATATATATCACATAATTTCATAAGCATTTCAGCATCAGGCTGACCGTGATTGTGTTCCCAAGCATTAACCGTCTTACCACTTTTACCCAATAATTCCCCAACTTGCGAAGTTGTTAAACCGGATTTCTCACGCAATCTTTTTAAAGTCAATGCTATATATTCCCTTGAAATTTTAATCACCCTCTTTCAGTTCTTGTTGCAATTATACCACTATAAATATTTAAAGTCAATACAAAAATCTACAAAAAGTAGATAGAAATATAAAAAAAACACTTGACAACCTACAAAAAGTAGATTATAATACAATTACAATCTACAAAATGTAGACAAAGAAAAGAGGTGGTAAAAATGAAATCTACAAAAATGTATATTAATGAAAAATTAAATCAGTATGTGACGGCAAAAGGAATAAAGCAGATATACATATCACAGGCAACAGGAATTTCGGCAGATATAATTTCAAAAATCTTGCAAGGAAAAAGAAAAATAATGGCTGATGAATTTCTTGAAATATGTTCTGCGTTAAATATTAATCCGGACTATTTCAAGAAAACAGCTTAAGCGGCGGAAAGGAATGAGGAAAAATGCGAACAGCAACAATCGAACGTCAACTAAAAAATGGTGACAAAATAAAACTGTCTCTTATACTCGACAGTAACAGACAAATCAATGAGTTTGACGAGTTAGAGACAGTTTGTAAAAACATAAGAGATATGTACGACAATGCATTGAAAAATCTTTTTCAAGACGATTCAGAAAGCATTATAAAGTCGATAATCGGTATGGAAAATTAATCGTGTCCTTGCATTGCAGAAACAACTATACCACCAATCATTTGAATAAGAGGAGCTAAAGAAGATATGTGAGAAAGAACTTTGCTGAATTTACTTGCTTTGAGTGGTTTATTATTAACAATAGCATCATTTAGCAGAGTAATAATTTCTTTCATAGCCTCTTTGTCGTTCATAGTGCTTTGCTCTATAAGTTTAATCGCATAATCGGCAGTAATGCCTGTTGTGACATTAATGTTATTGCCATTACCAACATTAAAATTAGAAGAGTTATTAATTGTTACATTTTGTGGCTGTTGTTTTGCAAGTTCCATAGCCTTTGTTTCAAAATAAACTCGACCTTTGTGTAATAACTGAATGTCGCTTATACCAGTATCAGAGAGTAAAGCATCAATATAGCTGTTAGTATAAAGATTTTTAATAATGTCAATAAAAATGTCTGGATTTATAGTAGAGAAAGCAGCACATATAGTTTCTGATTCAAACCAAGTGCTAGGTTGTAATTTGTCAAGGTCTATTATGTATTTTAAGATTGCCTCTGATTGTGAATCTAAAATCATTATAATCACCCCCTTTCTACGAGTTGATTATAACATTAATTGACAAAATTCGCAACAGACAATCAGAAAACAGCCTAACGAGGCGGAAAGGAAGTAGGAGAATGGAAGAAGTTTTAACAACAGAAGACATCGCACGAGATATTTTGCGTACGTCATACAAACTACTAAAGAGATATGATGATTCTATTGAAAAAGATGACAAAGAAAAATACCTACAGTATGCACCACAGGTATTTAAAATGTGCGCTGACTTTCAAAATCAATTTTAGTCAGTTAGTGTCGGAAAGGAAGTAGGAGAATGGGCGAAGAAAATAAACAGCCATTTGCCGATATTGAAACAAATCAGCAAATGACTGTCGGAAAGATTAATCTTGCACCATATCCGGCAAAGAATTTTTGCGAATGGTTGCAAGAGCAAGCTAAAGTTCAGCGCAGTAGAAAGGATAGCTAAGATGAAAAAATTTTGGAAAGAATATCGCACAACCATTTTAGTATCAGCGGCAACTTCGGTATTAAGTACATTGTTATGTTTGTTGTTACAAATGACACGATAACAGGTATTAAAGCATTTTTTAACCAAAGTTCCTTTTTTGCAACTCGTTGTTTTATGTGATAATTCTGTAAGACATCTCTCCCAATATCAGTAATATGAAACATATTAAGACTTTTGCGAGGGGTTTCATAATCATTAGTTGGTCGGTCAAATTCTTCTTCTATATAATTAGAATTTGCGATAGGAAAGGGGACATCTCCATTTAATTTATAATCGACTTTAGACAATTTGGATAAGACATAATCTAAGGACGTAATGCTGTTATTTAAATGCTTTTCAATATCGTTTTTGTGGACTGATGTAAAACGATTAATATATTCTAATACTTTGTAATCGTTTTTAGTTAGTTCTTCGACAGGAACGCTCATAATATGATCACCTCGCTTTCTGTGGTGATTATAGCACAAAATGACAAAAAATACAAATGAGAACATAGTGAGGCGGAGAGGAGAGAAAACAATGGAAACCCGAATAGAAATAGATATTAATGCACATAGTCCGACAAATGACGAAATGTGCAAGATTATAACAGGTAAAAATATTTCGGATTTTGCACACGAATTACAGATAAATCCGAAATATGATTATCTGTTTGACAAAACAGCATAGTTAAAATAGGTTCGCAGGCAGATACGAACCGCCCGAATAGTACCCCCCTTAATACATTTTGAAATTTTAATGAAATCTGATAGGGCGGTTCCTATGTGCCTGCGAGTTGAAGAAAGGAACGATAAAAAATGAAAAACAGTGACCCATATATAGGTATATTTTATTTAATGGGTATGATGTTTGGAGTGTTCATTATAGCAATGGCATTAAGAAAGTAGGTGCGAAATGACAGTAACAGAGCGATTATTAGAGCAATTAAAAAAAGAAAAGTATAAGATAGAGGCAATATATAGAAAGCCACTACCAGTAAAAACATACATATGCGAAGAAGAAGTAAGAGGGCGGTCGGAAACAGATGCAGTATTGAGTTTTTTAATAAAAAATAATATAAATCCGGCTGACTACATTATAACTACGCAGAAAATATAGGAGGATAAATAATGTACGATAAATACATAGAACGAATAGAACAACTGAATGAACAGGGTCAGCATATGGCGTTGCAAATGCTTGACGATTTGCTCAGTAATAAAAAAAATAGAAAGGACATTGAAAGTCCACGACAAAGATTTATTAGAGAAACAGACCAAGTGCTTGCACTGATAAATCAACCCAACAGCGGAGCAGAGAGCAAGAAAGTGTTGCCGTTATTTAAGAAGAAAGTGTCGGCGATATGAGAAGAAAAACATATAACAGTCAATGTACTGTCTGCGGGCAGTGGTATTTGACAGACGTTGACCCTGTCAAAATAGTGGGGGCGGTAACCCCGACAGGCGGCTTTATCTGCCGCAAGTGCAGACAGGCAAAACAACCTGTAACACGAACACCACCGCCCAAGACAGTGCAGATGACATTTGATGAATTGGCACAAAAAAAATAGCGGTTATGCTGAACCGCCATTTTTTCAATAAATACTATATGGTATAAAGATACCCACATATCTATTATACCATATAGTCAAAAAATAATCAAGCAAAAAAGTTTAAAAAACCTTGATTTTTCAAGGTTTTATAACTTGTTTAAGTAATTAAATTTAGAACGAAAAAAAAGAGAAAAGATATATGGCATACATAGAGAAAACAATCGTCGCAGGAGAACACATTTTTAAAGAAAAAGGTTTTTCAGCGAGATACGGAAAAAAGAATATTCCAAGAGGTCCGAATTGGAATGAATGTACAGAAGTCCAAAGACGCAGAAATGAATTATTAAAGAAAAAAAGAATTGTATGGGCTATATGTGCAAATTTCAAAAAGACAGATTGGTGGATAACATTGACGTACAGGCGGTGTGAACGTCCCGATAGTATGTCAGTGGCAAAAAAACACCGTAGCCGATTTATTAGGCGGTTACGGGATAAGTTGAAGAAAAAGGATATACCGCTGACCTATACGGCAATGACCGAACGCGGTGTCAAGGGTGGGTTACATCATCATTTTATAATCAAAAATGTGTTTGACATAGGTATCATTATCAGCCTGTGGGAACACGGCAAGGTGCATATAGAAAATATATACACTGATTCAATGTATGATTTGGCAATGTATTTCGTCAAGGGTGACAGTGAAAAATCTGAAAAAGATTTCACAAGTAGCCGAAATATGAAAAAACCAAAAATCAGATACAGAATAATACAGGCCGAAAGGTGGACAAGCACACCGAGAGCAAAAAAACACTATGAAATAATACATAGGTTTGACGGGTTCCACGATTTCAGCGGATACCCGTACCAAGAGTACGTTATGGTTAGGCGGTGTTAAAGATGAATGACGGCTGTAAGGGGTGCAAGTATGAAGATACACCGTGCATAATTCGGATCTGCGGTAACGCACCCGGAGCAACGGCGGAAGATATAAAAACATTAGAAAAATGTACAATGTTAAACAAGATTGAACAGAGAAAGCGAGGACAAAGCAGTGGAAAAAATGACAGCGGAAGAATACAGAGCATTGATTGATGAAAACAGAAATGCAGACGGCGAACAAGTATTGAGAAATAAAAAGAGTTCTGCAAGAGGCAGAGCATTTGAAAGTCTGTTGATGCGTGGTTGTAATTACTACCGTCAAAAAGGTATTGCAATCATCAACAAGGTGAATGAGCCATATATAGTTACCAAGAAAACAAACGGCAACAAATTTATGGGGCGGTTCACAGGAAGAGCCGAGCCGGATTTCAAGGGAGTGCTAAAAGGCGGTAGAGCTATCGCATTTGAGGCAAAAAGTACTCAAAAAAGCCGCATTCAAAGAAATGCGGTTACAGATACACAAATGGAGTGGCTGCGTGAGCAAAAGAAAATGGGTGCCGTTGTGTTTGTGGCGGTCAATATCCAAGAAAAATTCTATACCGTTCCATTTGAGGCGTGGGACAATATGAAAAAATATTATGGCAAAAAGTTCTTGTTGCACGAAGATATAGACGAATTTGAGGTTATATATGACGGGTCCGTCCGATTTTTGGAATACGAGGACGGCACAAAGGTTGATATAGAGGGGGTATAAAATTATGACAAAAGAAAAAATATTACCGCTGACATTAATAGTTATACAACTGATGTCAGCAATCCCGTACACGATTACGGGGGATGGGCGAAAAGTAGTGTATTGGATTGCGGCGGCGGTTTTAAATATAGCCGTAACATTTTAGCGATAGGAGGCGGAAAAATGAAACTAAAGTACATTTTACAATTTTGCAAAAAGAATAAATATTTATCATTGGTGCAGTACGGCGACAAAAAATATTTGTCTGCCGGCGAAGTCACTGCATTAGTACAAGGAATTAGTCCGAAGTGGAGCATTGACGATTATTATACGGCAATGGGTGTTGATGAGGGTAGACGTGAAAACTATACGGCGTATGAAGATGTAGACTGTGAGGATATAAACGTTGATGAATTAGACCAATTGTCAGCGTTGCCGTTTACTATCGGCACAGGTGGGGATACATACAAATTATTCACACGAACCGACGGCAGAATTATGGTATTGAACACAAAATATATAACTGTATTCCGTGATGAATTTGCAGTTGAATATTATTCACGCGGTGCATTAGATTATATATTTGTTGTATCGCGTGGCATATGCGTAGGAATAATCACAGCCACATCACTGAATATGCAACAACTAACCGAATTTGCGGGAATAATTCGTGACGGATTCAAACGCAACTATGAAACAAATTTTATGGATAATGGCGGTCAAATTGAAATAACCGACTAAATCCCAATCGATTGAGAAGAAAGAGAGGAAAAACAATGATAAACACGGTCATAAAACAGATAGAGGGGCAACAGGCAGGAAAGGAAAATACTGCACCGTATTATGTTGGTGAACAGTTGAAAGACATCATCAGAAACAATCCACAGGCGGCGGAAAAAGCGGAGCAAGCAGCCAAAAAATCGAAACAAAAGGCGAAAAATGCGGAACAACAGTACAAAAAGCTACAAGATGATGTTTCGAGCGAAAAGGAAAAGGTTGACGCGGCAGAAAAAGAAAACGAGGAGTTAAAAAAGACCATTGAAAAACTGCAGAAAGAATCACTGTTAGGCAGTAATGAAAAAATGGTTAAACTGCAAATGTGTTTTGAACAGGCACAAAACAGTATTATAGCGGTTAAAACCGCACTTGCGGCGGTTGAGGGGTCGGAGAAATACGACAAATTGTTTGCGGCGGTAAAAGAAACATTAAAAGGAAAGGTGGAAGAAATATGACGGTGCAGGAATTACAAGAATTTGCGAACGAATTAATTGAAGTTGGCAAGGGCAGTTATACAGTGTTGGCGGATGAAGGTTATTCATATGTAACCAAAGACAGTATAGAAGTCGACGACAAGGAAAAAGAAATCACAATATACGGTAAAGAAATCACAATATATTGAAAGAGAGGAAAAAAGAAATAAAAAAAGATTGATAAAAGAGGAGGCCCAAAAATGCGAAAGACATATTGTTCAGTATGTGGAAAAATGATGAACGAAAAAATCGACGAAAACAGTGGTAAACCATTTAAAATACAAATGTGTTCTGTTTCCTGTATCAACGAGGCGTGGCATAATGTCACCGAGGCACTGAAAAAAGGTGTACGTCCCGAATGGGTGTACATCTGCAACGGTGAACAACCGCAACCACAGTCACGAAGTAACAATAAACGGTATATATACCATAATCGAATTGTGTTTTTACAAAACCAAGGGTTCACGATTAAAGAAATAAGCAAAGAATTAAATATAGCAGTAGCAACGGTATACGGTTCGCTAAAACAGTACGGAAATGAAATGATATAAAAAACGAGGGAGAAATAAGCAAATGAGAAAATATAAATCAAAATTTATGAAACCATACATACGAAAATTAAAGGCGGGTGATTTGAAACGCATAACGTCACAAATGACATTTCAAGCACTGTTCAATGAATGTATTATCGATTATGCACGTCGGTACAAAAAACAGGTTTATGTACTGACGTTTGCCGGAAGTCGTGATATTTTAGATGTCAGTATGAACAAAACAAAGTTAAGAAATTCTATTGTTGCGATTGATACATCAAACAGAGAATATAACATAATACGGAATTCGTGGAAACGGTCAATACAAAGAATGAAACAAAATGACAGAAGAAAAAACGGAGGAAATCAATGAAAAGATTAATCAATCCAAACCGCCGGCAGAAACTATTTCTTGCCGAACACGGTTTAAAATCGGAAAATTGGAAAATTGAAAAAGAAACACCGGAATATTTGTATATAGTCAGTAAAAACGGACAACACAGGCTGTTAAACAAAAACTAAAAATCGCAATCGATTACGGAACAGGGGGCATATCATTGACGCAAAAAGAATTACAGGAATACAGAAAAATAATGCGAAATGCAGAGAGTATTGAATATCAAATACAGAAATTGCAGTCGCAAATCAATAAAGTGACGGCAATAGTCAATGATATGCCACGCGGCGGAAAGTCAACCGATAAATCTGAATTGATTTGCAAATTGATTGATTTACAGGAACAATATAAAACAGAATATTCAACGGCGGCGGAAAAGTTGAAAACAATCGAAACTGCGATTGCGGAGCTGTCGGACCCACAGGAACAGGCGGTACTGCGATATAAATACATATTAGGACTGAAGGAAAATAAAATCTGTATAAAAATGAACTTTGAAAAAACTAAAATATACGAAATTCATAAATCAGCGTTAAAAAATTTGCAAAAAAATAAAAACGCGGAGTAAAACGGAGTATATTTCGTGTTATTATAGTAATGTGAAAAATTCACAATAGGGTTTTCTCCTTTTTTTCTTCTATCAATCGGGAACCGCCGTAGCGTGTAAACGGCGGTTTTTGATTGCGAGAAAATCCCAATCAATTACGAAAGGCGGACGGAACATTGAAAATTGTAAATAAAAATATTTCGGATATAAAACCATATGAAAACAATCCACGCATTAACGTTGACAGCGTGGATAAAGTGGCGAACAGTATCAAAGAATTTGGATACAGAGTGCCAATCATCATAGATAAAAACAATGTAATCGTCGCAGGACACACACGTTTGCTTGCGGCGGAAAAGTTGGGTATAACGGAAATACCGTGTATAGTCGCAGACGATTTAACAGAACAGCAAATCAACGCGTTCCGTTTGGTTGATAATAAAACAACTGAATTTTCAGACTGGGACTATGAAAAATTGAAAGAAGAACTGTATGCGTTAGATATGGATTTATCGGAATACGGTTTTGAAAAAATAAGTGAAGAATTTAAAGAGGCATTGGACAACACATCAAAAGAACTGTCGGCAGATGAATATAACGACGATAATTTTGAGTGCACCTGTCCACGTTGCGGGTTTAAATTTAACAGGTGATGAATATGTGGAAATGGAAACTACGTGATATAAACCGTGTACAGAAAAATGGATTGAATGTGTTCAGTTGTTTTTCCTGCGGCGGTGGGTCAACAATGGGATATAAATTAGCCGGATATACGGTGTTAGGCAACTGCGAAATTGACGAAAAAATAAATAAAATGTATGTTGCAAATCATCACCCAAAATACAACTATCGTATGGATATACGACAATTCAAAAAATATGCGAATATTTCTGATGAACTGTATCAGTTGGATATATTGGACGGCTCACCGCCTTGCAGTACATTCTCTATTGCAGGCGACAGAGAAAAGGCGTGGGGCAAAACAAAAGTGTTCCGAGAGGGACAGTCGGCACAAACATTGGACGACCTGTTCTTTGAATTTATCGACGTGGCCGAAATGCTAAAACCGAAGGTGATTGTAGCCGAGAATGTCAAAGGAATAGTACAGGGAAATGCGAAGGGATATGTAAACGAAATCATAAAACGATTATCGGCAATCGGTTATGATACGCAGATATTTTTATTAAATGCTGCATTTATGGGAGTACCGCAACGCCGTGAGCGTGTGTTTTTCATATCACGGCGGAAAGATTTGCAGTTTGGAAAACTGACATTGAATTTCAATGACAAACCGATACTGTTCGGCGAAATCAGTGACGGTAACGGCAGACCGATAAATACATCAACATTACTGTATAAACGTTGGCAACACCGACGACCGAATGACCGAAGTATCGGAAACATAAACGAACGGCTGACGGGCAAAGACAGTAATTTCGGTACACAGATATGTCACGCACAACGCGTGGCAAGTACATTGGTGTCGGGCGGTGCGTATGTCTACTATGAAAAACCGTGTTATATATCCGATATGGATATGATACATATGCAGACGTTTCCCGAAGATTATAATTTTATGGGACAGTCGGTACAGTATGTATGCGGAATGTCTGTTCCACCGTTGATGATGAAACGAATTGCAGAACAAATTCATCTGCAATGGTTTAATAAATAAAAAAAGACGTGAGGTGCGGGAACACCTCACGCCATACATCAGAGCCATACCTCTGATGCAGATAGTTTATATATTCGCGAACATTAACTATCTGCATTATTATATTACAAAAAAAGAGGGTTTTCAAGTGTATAATGATGTAAATGAGCAAATAAAAAATGCCTTGTTGAAACGTGCAACAGGGTATGAAGTAGAGGAAAAAGAAATAATCATTGACAAAAATAAAAAAGACACAGGCAAAGTCAAGGTCATAAAGAAACATATTCCACCCGACTTAAATGCGATAAAAACTATAAACAGTCTTATACAACGTGGGGAATGGTAACAAACAAAGCGGCGGAAAGTTCCACCGCTTTTTTAGTGCAGAAAGGACCAACAATGAAAATATATTACGAAAAAAATACGAAAACAAATAAAAAAAGCCGCAAACAATCAAAAAAATACGGATTGACATACAAATTTTCAAAATGGCTATTCATATGCAAATGGCGATTTAATAATCGTAAATGGTGTGAGTGCCGGCACAAGCGCAGAGCGTTAGAACGTGCGTTGACAAAAAACGGATTTATTTAATTTTTTGTTAAGTTTTGTTAAGGTGTTTGCGTACGCACACGCGCGCGTTAATGGTAGGAATTAAAAAACAGCGGAAAATATATTAACAAAGCGAGGTGAGAAACTATGACGAAAAAAGAAAAAATGTTCGTTGACGCATATGTAAATGACGTCAAGAGAAATCAGACCGCGGCGGCTATTGCGGCAGGTTACAGTGAAAAAACAGCACCGCAGGCGGCAAGTCGGCTGATGAAAAAAGATGAAATCAAACAGGCTATTGATGAACGTCTGAAAGAACTGCACGAGCAAAACACAGCACAGGCAAACGAAGTTATAGAATTTCTCACGGCGGTACTGCGTGGCGAAAACGTTGACAATATCCCGATATTTGTCGGTGACGGTTTTCAAAAACTAACAGAGGGAAAACCACCTGCCAAAGATAGGCTACGTGCGGCGGAAATGTTGGGTAAATACTACGCATTGTTTACCGACAAGACACAGATTGAAAGTGACGGACCTGTCGTTATTATTGATGATATAGGGGGCGAAGAAGATGGCAGTTAGAATGTCCGAAAAAATAGCACCGTCATTTTATCCGGTGCATAAAAAACTACACGACAAACAGTACACACACTATTGGCTGAAAGGCGGCAGAGGTTCGACAAAATCAAGTTTTGTAAGTATCGAAATTATAAACGGTATAATGCAGGATAAAAACGCAAATGCCGTAGCAATCCGAAAAGTTGGTGTATATCTGAAAGACAGTGTATATGAACAGTTGGTGTGGGCGATAGAGCAGTTGGGTGTGTCGCATTTGTGGAAACAGAAATTAAGTCCGTTGGAATTGGTATATAAACCAACGGGACAAAAAATATTGTTTCGTGGTGCGGACAAGCCACAGAAATTGAAATCGACCAAAGTATCAAGAGGGTATTTAAAGTACATATGGTACGAAGAAACAGCGGAATTTAACGGTATTGAGGAAATCAGAAATATAAATCAATCGTTAATGCGTGGCGGTTCTGATTTTGTCGTATTTTATTCATACAATCCGCCCAAATCCCAACGTAACTGGGTTAATAAATACATATTGGAAATAGATAAAAAACACAACTATAAACATCATAGCAGTTATTTGGACGTTCCGCCGGATTGGTTAGGTGAACAATTTATCGAGGAGGCGGAAAGCCTAAAGGAACGTAATCTTGACGCATACAATCACGAATATTTAGGCGAAGTTACCGGAACAGGCGGTGAAGTATTTGCAAATGTGGATATAGTCAGCCTGTCTGATGAACATATCAGCACATTCGACCAAATCCGTGAGGGTATCGACTTCGGATATGCGGCGGATCCGTTTGTGTATGTAAAATGTCACTATGACAAAAAACGAAAAACACTGTACATATTTGACGAAATTTACAAAGTAGGTATGTCAAATCAATCTGCGGCGGAAAGGATAAAAACGAAGAAGAACACACAAAATCAAATTATTGCAGACAGTGCAGAGCCAAAGAGCATAGCGGAGATGAAACGGTACGGACTGCGCATAACAGGCGCAAAGAAAGGACCGGATAGCGTAAACTACGGTATCAAATTTTTGCAGTCGTTAGACAAAATCATTATTGATAATATCCGTTGTCCGAAAACGGCAGAGGAATTTTTAAACTATGAATTGGAACCGGACGGAAACGACGGATTTAAAGACGAATTTCCGGACAAAAACAACCATACCATAGACGCCGTGCGTTATGCGTTGGAAAACGATATGAAGAACAAAACTGCAAAGATACGCAGTAGAAAGGAATTATATTAATGCGATTAGACGAAGAATTAATCAAAGACGGTATAACGGTCAAACTGATAGCCGAATTAATCGAAAAACACGAACGTCGTAACGGCAGATATTCAAAATTGATGAACTATTACAGGGGAAATCACGCAATTTGTCACCGAGAGCGAGAGGCGGACGGATTGGCGAATAATAAAATAATGGTGAACCACGCAAAATACATTACAGACATCAGCACCGCATATTTAATCGGTAATCCTGTTAGTTATACACCGTCTGACGGGTACAATATTGACGACATTATAAATGTCTATTTGGAACAGGATATACAGTCGATTGACAAAGAAATCGTGAAGAATGTCAGCATATACGGCAGAGGGTACGAATTAGTATATTCGGACGGAAATTCACAGCCACGCAGTGTCAAAATAGACCCGCGACAGGCATTTGTCGTATATAACGACGATTGTACGCATTTTCCGTTGTTCGGTGTTTATTATTATAAAACATACGACGTCAATCACGTTGTAACGGGTATTGTCTGCAATATATACACGGATAGCGAAATATGTACATATCAGTCAAAACAGGATAATTGGAACACGCTTGAATTGACATATCAAGCAATACATTTCTTTGGTGGTGTGCCTATGATAGAATACGTCAACAACGAGGAAAAACAGGGCGATTTTGAGCAACAAATACAGCTGATAGACGGATATAATAAATTGATGTCGGACCGTGTAAACGACAAAGAACAGTTCGTTGACGCTATGCTGTTATTGAAAGGAATTGAAATAGACAGCGAGCAAGCACGAGCATTAAAACGCGAAAAGATTTTACAAACCGATAACGACGAGTACGGCGACGCAAAGTATTTGTCAAAATCACTGTCAGAGGCGGACACAAAGGTACTGCGTGACGACCTAAAGGAAGATATATTCACTACATCAATGGTACCGGATTTGTCAGACGAAAAATTCGGCAACAACCAAAGCGGTGTGGCGATTAAGTACAAGATTTTGGCGTTCGAGCAGAAAACAAAAGACAAAGAGGGTTACATCACAAAGGGACTGAAAGAACGTTTTAAACTGTATAATCATTTTTTAAACCTAAAAAACAATACGCCGATAGTTCCTGTACACAGGATTGATTTTGTGTTCACACACAATTTGCCTGTAAACAATTACGAAATGTCACAAATGATTACAAACCTAAAAGGTATGGTTAGCACCGAAACACTGATAGCACAGTTGGATTTTGTAACTGACCCACAGGAAGAGGCGGAATCGGCACGGCAGGAAACAGCAAACGAATTTCAACAGCAACTGAACAACAATAGCGATATGATGTCGGGGGGCGGTTGGTAATGCAGTTTAGCGTTGAGGGATTGGAAAATGTGCAGGCAATGATTGATGATAAAATCAATAATCTAACCGAAAAACTGGCAGAGGGTATCGCAGAAAGTTGTAAAGTTGTTGAGGCAGACGCAAGAGGTTTGTGTCCTGTTGATACGGGGGAATTACAGAAATCCATAACGTCGGAAGTGTCGGGAACAACCGGCACAGTCGGAACGAACAAAGAATACGCTATGTACGTTGAATTTGGCACATACAAAATGGCGGCACAACCGTATTTAGTTCCGGCACTGAAATCGAACGAACAAAACATTGTAGAAATCATCAAAGGAAAAATAGCGGGGTAGCGTATGAAAAGTGAGGAATACTGGAACGACGCCGCACTGCGCAGAGAAATAGCCGTACAGACAGGAACGAACTACACAGGTGAAGAAATCCTAAAACTATACGACGAGGCACTGTCGGATATAGATACAGAAATACAGAAAATCAAAATCAATTTTCAAAAGCGTTTCGGCATTGACAACGAAACCGCAGAATATTTCTTGACGCAGGCACAACAGGAAGATAATTTAAAAACACTGATAAAATCGTTGGAATACGCACCCGACGAACAGGCGCGACAAGATATTTTAGCATATATTAGACGTGACGGACTATCTGTCAGAGCCTATGCCGCACGTAAAGAACGTTATGAGGCGGTCAAAGCCGTTATATATGCCCGAATAAAAAAAGTAGCCGTAAAGGAAATAGAGAAACTGTCAGAGCGGCTGCAAGCGGTGTACAAGGAAAGCTATTACGGAGTTATAGACGACAGCGCAAAACAGTTTGATGTCGGTATTAATTTTGCTATATTGAATGAAAATGCGATAAATGCGGCGGTAAGTACAAAATGGCACGGCAAACAGTTTTCGGAGCGTGTGTGGGATAATACTGACAGGTTGGCAACAACGGCGCAGAATTTAGTTGTCAAGTCACTGATGTCGGGTGAGGCGTGGAGCAAGACAGCCGAGAAACTGTCTACGGCGTTCCAAGTCGAGAAATACAATGCCACAAGGTTAATACATACCGAGAGTTCACATATCCACGCAATGTCTGATTTAAAGGCGTATGAGGACATAGGGGCAGAGCAATACAGATATTTAGCAACATTGGACTATAGAACGTGTGAACGGTGTCAACAGTGGGACAATATGGTGTTGCCGCTGTCGGAGGCGAGAGAGGGATACAACTATCCTGTATTGCACCCGTTATGTCGTTGTACAACAACTATTGCGGTAGATTTAAAAAATCGTCGAGCAAGGGACCCGCTGACGGGTAAAAATGATATTGTAGACGGTTCAGTCACATATCAAGAATGGTACAACAGCCTGTCAGACGAGCAGAAAACGGCTTTAAAGCTATCAAAACGTAAAGACAGTAACAAGACATCAGACAAATTGCAACACACTAAATATGTCAAAGTATTAGGCACGAAAGAAGTACCGAGAAGTTTTGACAAATGGCAGGAATTGAAGTATAATGACAGTGAGAAATACAACGAATTAAAAAGCCTGTACAGAAGTAAAATATCTGTTGCAAATAGTGAAAAACGTGGTATAATAAAAGTAGAGGAAGAACAATTTCGGAAACTAACAGCAGAAGAAAAAGCAAGAGAAAAACTTCACTTTATTAGTGACGAGCGATTTAATCAACTTACAATAGAGGCACGAAAGAATGGAGCTATTATTATTCGCGGTGGTGAAGAAGTTAATAAACATTTAGATAAACAAGGTGCTGCTGCAGCAATAATTGGTGATACTATTTTATTCAGAGATAATGTATGTGTAAGTGAAGTGTTGGAGGAAACATATCATTTCAAGCAGAACTTAATTGAATTAAACGTTGGAAAACCCAAACGTGAACTGCTGAATGAAATTGATGCGAAAAAGTGGTTATTGGGTGTAGTGGACAAGTATAATATACCGCGAAATGAAACGGAAATAACACAAAAGCAGTTAAAAATATATGAAAAACTTTTAGGAGAAAGCGAGTGAAAAAGTTATGAAATATGTAACAGTTATGAAATATGTAACAGCAGAGCAATGTTGGAACTTTATGGGACATACATTCTTACGTTTTAATAATACGATTCCACTTTTTTTCGACGGAGTAATCATAGAAGGTAAAGAGTATATGGCAACAAAATGCTTTGGTGGACCACCATTTTCGATTGATATAAGTGGTAATTATGATTTTAAAGATTTGAATGTAGGTTTTATTGAACCGGATAGAAACGAGAAGAAGAGATTGACAAAAGAAGCATTAACCAAAATCAGAGAGGTAGAATAAAATACAATTAAGCTAAAAGCACGTTTGCAGACGTGCTTTTTTTATGCGAAAATCCCAATTAATTGAGATTTTGAAAGGTGGTGATAGTGTGAGAATAGGCACAACATACACATAGCAGAAAGGAGTAGTGGTCCGAATATCTCCCGTGCAGGGTTAAGCATTGTCCTGAACAAGACATTAAAAGGTTCTATTTTTATACCAAAATTTAAAAGAAAGGATTGATTTAATCAATGGAAGAACCAATTAAAGAGCCAAACAGCGAGCCAAACGGTGAACCAAAGAGCGAGCCAAACAGCGAGCCAAACGGTGAACCAAAGAACGAGCCTAAAGGCGAACCGTCTGCGGAGCCTGCAAAGACATTTTCGCAAGAAGATATTGACGCGGCCACAAAGAAAGCTGTTGAAGAGGCACAAAAGAAATGGAAAGAAGACGCGGACGAGGCGGCAAGACTGGCAAAGCTGAACAAGGACGACAGAGCAAAGGAAGAAATGCGTATCGAACGTGAAAAGTTTGAAAAGGAAAAATCTGAATTTGCACAAAAGCAGTTAGTTGCCGAAACTGCTAATCAACTGTTAGAACGTGGATTGTCCAAGAATTTTGCCGAGCGTTTGTGCGGTAAGACTGCGGAAGAAACCAAAGCGAACATTGACGCATTTGAAAAGGATTTCAATGCGGCGGTAGAAAAGGCAGTCAGCGAACGAATGAAAGGCAAACCGCCAAAGGTAGACCCGCCGGGCGACGAGGGCGGAAATGACCCGTTTTTAGCGGGATTTATCAACTAAACAAAGAAAGGAAGTAAAAAATATGGCTATTAATTACGCAAGCAAATACGCAAAGGCGATTGACGAAAGATTTTCAAAAGAGTCAATGTCAAATGCCGTTGTAAACCAAAATTTTGATTTTGTCGGTGTTAAAACAGTAAACGTGTATTCTGTACCTACTGCGGCAATGAACGACTACACAAAAGAGGGTTCAAACCGTTACGGAACACCAAAGGAATTAGAGAACACCGTACAGGAACTGACAATGAACCAAGACAGAAGTTTTACGTTCACAATCGACAGAGGAAACTACAACGATACACAAATGATAAACAGTGCAGGTTCAGCCCTACAACGTCAAATCAGAGAGGTTATCGTACCGGAAATTGATACATACAGATTTGCAAAAATCTGCGCAAGTGCAGGACAAACAGCAACAGGAGCAATCACAAAAGAAAATGCGTACAGTGCATTTTTGGACGGTACAAGTTTTCTAATCGAAAAGAACGTACCGGAGGGAAAAGTAGCGATTGTATCAACTGAATTTTTCAAATTAATCAAGCAAGATGATTCATTCATCAAGCAGGGTGATATTGCACAGAACATTGCAATCAAAGGTCAAGTCGGTATGGTTGACGGTATTCCTATTGTTGTTGCACCGTCAACAAGATTGCCGGAGGGCGTTTTGTTTTTCATCACACACAAAATCGCAACAACATCACCGATTAAGTTGTCAGAATACAAAATCCACGACAATCCTCCGGGTATTAACGGTTGGCTTGTCGAGGGTAGAGTTTACTACGACGCGTTCGTATTAGACAACAAAAAGAACGCTATTTATGTTCACAAAAAAGCAGAATAAAAAGAAAGGGGCGGTACATATGCGTTTGACAAACGGTACTGATACAGTCAATCTGACAAATCAAATTCAAATCCGTGCGTATCTGACGTCGGGGTATTATGTCGCATACGGTGAACCGACAGCGGACGAACCGGAAGAAACTGCGGAAACGGTGGAAGAAACCAAGAAACCGACACGCAGAAAGAAAGAGGACTGATACAATGGATAGTTTGAGTACAGCAAAAATGCTGTTAGGAATAAAAGACAACGAGCAAGACGACTTGTTGTCTTTTTTGATTGATGATATGGAAAATCTAATAAATTCATATTGTCACACAGCCGAAGTGCCGACAAAACTACAAAGTCTTGTGCCTCAAATGGCGGCGGAAATGTACCGCCGAAAAGGGTACGGACAAACAGCCGCACCGCAAGTCATAAAGTCTGTTACAGAGGATAAACGTAGCGTATCATTTGAAACGTCGTCAGCGTCAACCGACACCGACGAATTTTTGAAAGAATACGAATCACGTTTAAAACCGTACCGCTGTCGAAAGGGGTTTTTGCCAAGTGACATCAGCAAACGAAAACTATCGGAACATATTTAGCGTGTTTGATAACACAACGGCAAAAATCGCCGTAAAAGGGAATTACGACGATTACGAAAACACATACGACATCATAGAAAAAAGTACCGTTACAGGCGATTTACAACCGTACAGCGGTGATATGGCGTCAAAAGATTACGGACTGCAAATTGATTGTCAGTATGTGTTTTATTGTCCCCGTAATTCCGATATAACGGTCGGCGCGTATCTGATAACAGATACAAAAACCTACGAAGTCACATATGTAGCTGATTGGAATATGGGATTGCAAGTGATGTTAAAGGGGGTAAAGCTGAATGGTAGACGTAAATAAAATTATCCGCGATATTTTAGTATCTATGAATTTAGAGGACGTCACAGTTTGTTTTTATCACCCGGACGAAAAACAGGAACTGCCCGTTATCAGCTATTATGAAAATACGACAACAACAGGTTTTTGCTATGACAATGCGGAACAGGCACAGAACACAGCTGTATCAATAGATATATGGGCGAACGGCGGCGGTGAATGCAGTCGAATAGCGATACAGGTTGATACGGCTATGCAGGCGGCAGGGTGGTATCGTGAATTGTCACGAGATATGCCACCCGAAAACGGCGTAAGACACAAAACAATGAGATTTTCAAAACAAGTATATTTTTAGGAGGATTTAAAAAATGGCAAATGAAAATACAGTAGTTAAAAAACCGTCGACAACAATAGGTGTTGACAAATATACATTTTTCAAGGTTGACCAAGACACAGCGACAGAGCTAACCTACGGTGGCGGTTATACATTGCCGGGTATGGTTCAAATCACACCAACCGACAGTGGTAACAGTGATACGTTCGACGCTGATAATAACGCATACGAAGTCAGCACATATATTGAAAAACCGGGACACGACATTGAAAATGCAGATATTCCACCACAGGTAGACGCTATGTGGCGTGGTTTGAAAGTCGACGAAGTCGGCGGTATCGCAGTCAATAACAAGACAGAGGCACCGTATTTTGGTGTAGCGTGGAGAACAGAACACAACAACGGTTCGTACAGATATTTCAGAACCTACAAGGGTAAATACAGTTTTGCGTCTAACGTTGGCGGTAAAACAAAACCGTCAAGCGGAAGTGTAGACCACCAAACAGCCAAGGCGACATTTACAGCGGTCACACCGGATAACAATGACGATATGTATTATTACATTGATGATACAGATTTGACAGCAGAGGGCAAGGCTGAAATTGCTACAAAGTGGTTTGAGGATATGAAGTATAAGCCAACGGCAGAACAGTTAAAAAAGGAACAATCACAGACAGTATAATTACGACATAAAATCATTAAAAGAGGGGACACTAATTAGTTTTAGTGTCCCTAAATTTGTATTAAGAAAGGGAATATATTATGCAAAAAGTTTTATCGTTTACAGAGGGAAAGAAAAAGTACGTATCAAAGCCGTTCGATTTCGAGGCTATGTGTTTAATACAGGAAATTCACGTTACAAGGGAAACGGACAGTATCGGCAGACTATGTGGTGGAGCAGTAGACCACCTATTTGAGGGAACAGAGGCAACACAAGATGTGTTAGACAGAAATCCTGCCGAAAAAATGCAAATGTGTAAGCAAGCGTGGATATGGTATATTGAGAATATGACAAGAAAAAACGTCGAAAGTCCGCAAGAACAGGAAACAGTGACAGCGGACAAGGAAACAGAGAAAAACTAAGAGATATTTACGCTGTTATGTTTAAAGCACATCATTTAATGCCCGACGTAGTAGGCAGGCAAGATCCGACAGTGTTATTTGAAATGTTGGACGCATTGAGTGAAGAAAACAATAACAGCGGCGGAAATACAACGCAAAATAACAGAACAGTAGCCGACAGCCCGTATTTGCGGGCTGTTTTTGGTTAATTAGGAGGTGTTTTAATGGCAGATATAGGCGAAATTACAGTGCGAATAACGGGTGACGCATCGGATTTGGCGGCTACATTAGGCAGTGCCAAAAATCAACTTGCGGATTTTGCGAATATACAGGCGAGTAGCGGTACAGCCGGAACAAAAAGTTTAGAGAAATACAATAATCAGCTAAAGACGACTGGAAGCACTATAGCAAAAAGCCGTAAAACACTGCAAGAAACTAAAAAAGCATATGAGGATAACGTTAAATCTGTAGACAAAAATGTAAATGCGTTGAAAATGCAGAAGTCAAGCATTGAAAATATGATTTCTGCGAAAAAAAATGAGATAAACACATTAGAAAACGCAAATAAAATTGTCAACAAGGGTAGTACGGCCTATATGGACAATCAACGCGCTATACAGTGGACTACTACTGAATTGAACGCATTGGAAAAGCAACATAAAAAAGTAAGTTCGGCTATCCAAGAGCAACAGAATAATTTAACTAACAGTAAAAAGGCGTACGAGGACGCACAAACAGCAGTCAGCCAAGCTACAAAACAGTATGAAGAATACGAAAAGGGAGTAAAAGCTGCCGAAAAAGTCGCAAATGCCGAGAGGTGGCAACAGACTGGAAAGGGTTTAAAAGAAGTCGGCGAAAGTATTGATACAATCACAAAACCGATACAGTATGCCGCAACGGCGGCGTTGGGGTTAGGTTCTGCGTCAGCTATAGCGGCAGTCCAATTTGAGGACAATTTCGCGAATGTTAAGAAAACCGTTGACGGCACGCCTGAACAATTAGAGGACATTCGTCAAAAGATAATACAGATGTCCACGACAGGTGTCAACAGACATTCGGCCATTCCACAGACAACGGCAGAATTAAACGAACTTGCGGCGGCAGGCGGTCAATTAGGTATCACAACCGATAATATTGTTGATTTTACGGAAGTAATGGCACAAATGGGGTCGGCTACAAACTTGGCCGGCGAAGAAGGTGCCGCTACACTTGCACGATTCCAAAACGTTATGGGTGTCGGACAGAATGAAATCCGTAATATCGGTAGTGCAATCGTTGATTTGGGTAACCATAGTGCTACAACTGAATCTGAAATTGCGTCAATGGCATTGCGTATGGGTAAATACGGATCATCTGTACGAATGTCAGCGGCGGACGTGTTGGGTTATTCGGCGGCACTATCATCATTAGGCATTGAGGCACAAATGGGCGGTAGTGCGATAGGCAGAACGTGGCTATCTATCGAAAAAGCGGTTGCAAACGGCGGTGAAGGTTTAAAGGCATTTGCAAAGTACAGCGGCAAAAGTGCCAAAGAATTTAAAGAACAGTGGAACACTGACAGCTCCGGTGCGTTTAACGGACTGTTGAAAGGCTTGCAATCAGCCGAAAATCTAACGGTTGCGTTAGATGATTTAGGCATAAACAATACGCAGGATATACAGGCTATGATGGCATTAGTCAATGGCTATGATTTAGTTACGGCGAGTGTTGAACGTTCAAACACAGCATATCAAGAAAACACCGCACTGCAAGAAGAATTTGACGCCAAGGCTGAAACAACAGCAAGTAAATTGTCTGTTGCAAAGAATAACGTTGTTGAAATTGCACGTTCATTCGGTGATTTAATGTTGCCGACTATTGTTGATGTATCAAACGGCGTGTCGCAGTACACACAAAAAATTGCGTCAATGGACGACGCGCAAAAGAAAAACATAATTACCGCCGGAGCGACTGTCGTTGCAATGGGGGCGATAACAAAAGGTTCGACAGGACTAATCAAATGGGCGGGTAACACCGTTGAGGCAGTAGGCAACATCAAAAAGGCATTTTCAGCAGGCGGAGCATTGGCAAAGTTTGCACCAACGTTGGCGAGTATCGGCGCGGTGGCAGGACCGGCGGTGCTGAGTTTAGGTGCAATGGCAACAGCTACGGTTGTATTGTATAAGGCGGCACGCAAATATGAGGAATACAGCAAGGATTGGTCGCGTGGTGGTAACGAATTATCAGATAAAACAAAAACTTATGCAGATGCCGCACGTGATTTAAACAGTCTACAATGGGAGTTACGAAACCTACAACAAGTAGTTAATAATCCGGACACTGATGAAACAACACTACAACAGTCCAAACAACGAATTGAGGAAATCAAGAATTTGTTGGCCGAGAAGTACAATATGGACATCAGTGTAAATGACGCTGAACTTGACGAGGCAATCGAAAAAATGAAACGTGTCAATTATCTTGAGGCGAAGCAGAATATTCCGGATTTAACCGATTACGGCAACAACAAAAAAGATGATTACGAAGACGCTAAATCAAGCAGAGAACTGTATAATGAAAATGTTGAGGGAATAAAAAAACAGCAACAAGCAACAGCGGATTACAGAAGTGAACTATTAATGCTAAAAGACGCATATGACAAAGGCAGTGTTTCGCAAGAAGAATTTAATAACAAATTCAATGAACTGTCCGAAGCAACAGGCAATCCGAATTTTAAAAATTCTCCGATAGAAGCATTGTTAAACAGTACTGCAATAGAGGATTGGTCGAAAGAACTTGAAAAAAATCTAACAAACAACAACACGTTGATTTCTGAAAATGAAGCTACTATGGCTGAATATGAAAAGACAATGCGTGAGTTGGCAAATGCGGGTTTGTTGGAAATGGAGTTTGGTGACACCGAGCAAGGGTTAGAGCATATCACTACTGCGGTTAAAAATGCTGATTTGTCAATGAGTGATTGGGCGACAACGGCGGCTCTCGTTCAAACGGGACAAAGTAGTCTTGATGATGTATGGCAAGCCGGAGGGGACACGCTGAATAATTTCATATCAAATTATACTGCGGATATGCAAAAATTCGGTGCGTCATCAAATGAGATAGCCACAAAAGCCGCATTACTGCAAAACGGTTTTAGGTCAATCCAAGAAGCGTCGGAAGCGGGAGCACTGGACGTAGTTACAAAGCAAGCAAATGATTTGGCACACAGTATGGGACTAATTCCCGAAAATAAGAATATTGCTATTAACGCAAGCGGTGATATATCCATAATTGAAGATGTACAGCGGGCGGTTGATGTTGTAAATGGCGTAGGTGATGTAAATTTACAAGTCAGCGCCGAGGGGGATATATCTGTATTAAATACGGCTGATTCAGAACTACAAGAATTAGTCAACAACAACCAAGTCACTATAAAATTCAACGTAGATACAGGCGGTTTTGATATTAACGACCTAAACGGTGATAAATTAGGCGAAATCACTGCGACAGGTAAAGTTATATGGACTAATGACAGTACAGAACCCGACAACTATACAGCACCACCAAAAGAGGGAAATGTTACATTTACAAAAGACAGTGCAGAACCTGACGGCTATCAACCCGAAGACAAATTTGCGACAGTCCATTATACTGTTTCTGTTGAGGGTTCGTCTATAGAGGGACTAAGCGATAAAAGTGCTCCGGCGGCCAAGTTTGGCAGTACGGGAACGTTCGTCAAAAAGAAAGTCGCAAAAGGTACACAAAATTTTGAGGGCGGTTTGGCAATGGTTAATGATGAAAAGGGTATATCTGACCCGCGAGAATTAATCGTTGACAAAGGACGTGCATTTATACCTCAGGGCAAGGACGTGTTGTTGCCGTTGTCAAAGGGTGCAAAGGTGTACACAGCGTCACAAACCAAGGCGATAATGTCGGGTATGGGTATACCGCATTACGCAACAGGAAAAGACAATTCGGACGCGTTTACATCAGCCAAGGACGATTGGACGCATTACACAAAAACGCACGCAGTAACGACCGCACAAGAATTAGAGAAGTGGTTAGAATTTCAAGAAAAATTCAAGTCGAACGACAAGGATATTGCCGACATAGAGGAACAGATTTTCAGTCTGACACAGAAACGCACGCAAGAGTTAAACAACCTGTCAAAGTCGTACATTGAAGAACGCGCGGCACTGAATGACTGGGACGACAACGGCGACAATCCTATTGACGCATTTACCCGTATTCGTGACCGCAATATGGCGGAAGTCGAGGCAGGACGTATGACGTGGGAGGACTATACGACAGAAATGTCAAGTATAGGTTCAACGTTATACGACAATATGACCGAATACAGTCGTGATTGGTTGGAACACCAAGAAAAATACAACGGTATGAGTGCCGCCGATTATATCGCCGGTATCGGCAGAATACAGACGTACACCGAACAAATGTACGCACAGGGTATAATCAGTCACAAGGAATACGTCGAGGCTAAAAATAAGCTGAACGAGGAGTATTTGGACAAACGTAAAGAACAAATTGAAAAAGAGTACGACATATCCAAAGACTACATCAGTGAACATACATATTTTAACGACTGGCAAGATAACGGCGACAGTCCGATTGACGCGTACAACCGTGTTATGGACCGACACCGTGAGGAATTGGCGAACGGCGAGTTGACACAGGACGAGTTCGACAAGTATCAAAGTGAATTAGGTTCGGATATGTATTCGGAGCGTGTGGAGCAGTCAAAGAACTGGTTGGAAGAACAACGCAAGTATTACGGTATGACTGATGAAGAATATATCGCCGGTTTAAAACGTATTCAGCAGTATACACAGGAATATTATAATTTGGGGTTAATCAGCCGCAAAGAATACAACGAAAATATGACTGAACTAAATCACGATATGTTCGACCAAGCGGGCGAATCGTTTGACGATATGCTACAGCAACAACAGGACTACATCAACAAATTACGTGATGAATTTTCTGCACAGGAACAGGCCCTACAGGACAGTTGGACGGTAGAGGACCGCAAGGCTGACATGTCCGAAACACAGGCGCAGTTGGATATTTACGCAAATGCAGTAACAGACAGAGGACAGCAGAAGTACAAAGAACTGCAAGAGCAGATGAAACAACTGCAACGTGATGAGGAGCTGTATCAACTGCAAGTCAAAAACAATGCAACGATTGAAAAACTGGAGGCGGAGTATGACGCGTTGGAAAACAGCAAGGCTGATTTCATCAAGTCCATTGCAACAAACATTGACAGTATAGACGTGACGGGTATTGTGGCGGATATAACACAGGAAGTCAGCGGCGGTAATGACAAGATAACCAAGACTTTGGGTGAGATTATAGAGGCTATTAAGGGCATTAAGATTGAACAGCAGAACTATAACAACAACAGTAAAATCACAATCAATACGACAGACAGCGCTGTTTTGGGTAGCTATGTATAACGTGCGGAGGTAGAAAATGCGAAACGGATTTTATTTTAAAAACAAACATTCAAACGATTTCGGAGTGACTGTACAAACGCAGTCACGTCCGATTAAACCGGAAATGAAAACACAGACGTATGACAGTCCGTACATAGACGGTGAATATGATTTTTCGGCGGCAAATGCGTACAACCGTGAATTTTATAAAAATCGCGTATTTAAAATGAATTTGCAAATATCGGCGGCGGATATGTCTGAACTGAACAGCAAAATCACAAAAATCACAACGTGGTTAATGGGACACGGTGAGTTGATATTTGACGACACACCCAATGTCAAATGGAATGCGTCGGTTATTGAAACAATAGATTATAAACCCGAAAACTACGGACACAAAGCCGTTATTTCGGTGTCGTTCAAAGTGCAGACGTGGGCGGCGTTGGTATTTGATATTTTTGACGGTCCGATTTTGGATAACCCAAATATTAAATTAGATGATGAAATACCAATCGGACCGAATGAATATTACACGATTACAACGGCAGGCGACAGTACAATACATAACACAGGCGACCGCCCTGTCAAACCTGTTTTGCGTGTTACAAACGTCACAAAACCTACAACGATAACCTGTAACGGTATCAGTATTACGGTGTCGGAAAACTGCGTTATTGACTGCGACAAACAGTCGGTAACTGACGTGAACGGCAACAGTATTATGAAAAAAATCAAAGGTAGTTTTTTTGAACTGGAAACAGGGGCAAATACAATAAATTTATCCACGACGGCAACGGTCGAATTTTCATTTTATCCACAGTATGTGTGGAATACAGAAACGGAGGATATATACAAATGGGACAGATAACATTTATGCGATTGCACGACAGATATACAGACAGTTTTGAAACGGGCGAGGTGCTGAATAACGCCTATAACGTCAAGGAAACAAGGATATTAAATGATACAGGTAGTTTGGAATTTGATTATCCGTATGATGAAAAGGCGCGTCTAATCAGTCAAAATATGTTGGTTAGCGTAAATAACCATATTTACGAAATCAGCCGAACAACACGAAATATGAGCGGTACAGATGTGTTGCACGTTTACGGTACACCGCATTTTGTATATGAGGCACAGAAAGCGTTTATACCGACAATCGGCGACCATATCGGAAAAAGTTCAAGAGTGGTATTGCAAGCGGCGGTTGATATTATATCAAAATTCAAAAAGTCTGTAGGTGAGAATTGCATTTTTCACATTATGACAAATGTGGAGCTAAGCGAAAAGGGAATGAAGTGGGTTGCAGATGATGAACTGCTGATTGATTTTTTTTCTACCGACAAAACAAATTTGTGGGACGTTATAAAAACGATAATAGAAAATTTGGGACGTGGTGAGATATTCCACGAAACAACTATTGACAGTAATAACAACATTGTATGTAACATTGCCATTGTTGAACGTATCGGCACAGATAACGGCGTCAGACTGCGTTTAGAAAAGAATATGCAAAGCATATCAATAGAACGCAACGTAAGCGATATGATAACGCGTTTATGGGCGTTCGGCAGTGATGATTTAACGGTCAGCAGTGTAAACGGCGGCAAGGCATATATCGACAGTCCGAATATTGAAAAATACGGAGTACAAGAGGGGTACAAAGATTACAGCGACTATACGTCAGCGGACAAACTGTACCGCAATGCAAAGTGGGAATTTGATGAGGACAACGAAGATAGAATTGACGTACCGCAGTTGACAATCAGCGGTAAACTGATTGACCTATCGAAGTTATCCGAATACGGCGACGCAGAAAAGTTGGAAATAGGCGACACGGTCCACGTTTTTGACATAGACGGTACGGAATATGTGCAGAGGGTAATTGAGTATCAGGCATATCCGTTGGAGCCGAAAGAGAGCAATATATCAATCGGTCATATCAGACGTGATTTTTTTATCGAACTATGGCAAACGTCAGAGAAAACAAAGAAATTTGCAAAGTGGCAGACGGCGAATAACAGCGTAAACATTCGCAAGGTGCAAGGAACGGTCAACACCGACAGAAACGAAGTGCAGAGCGACAACGAGTTGTTGAAGATTGTAGGCGATTTGCTGACGATATACAACAAAGACGGTAATAAACGTTTGCAGTTAGGAAATGTCGGCGGTAAGTTTACACTAAATATCTACAATGATGATGGCAAAAAATTAAAAATAAAATTAGGTGATTATGGCGATACATACGCATTTGCAATATACGGAAATGACAAGGAACCGGCTATATATATGGACGCAAGCGGAGAAGTTATTATTGCCGGAAGTATTCAGACAATGAAAGACTGTCTGATACAGGGTATGTTGCGTGTCGGAATATCCGGTAATAACACCAAAGGTATTGAATTCTACGGCGACAGTTACCAACCGGATAAGGACGGTAATTATTCAACACCGTATGCCCGTTTAGTGCCGTATGTAGCAAACAATGAGGACTTCAAGGGTATAAATGTTGAGGGTGGCGAGTTGTGCGTTGATGAAAGTCCTGTTGCAACAACCAAGGATATAAATAATCTATCAAAACAAATAGAGGCACTGACAGAAAAAGTAAACAACCTAAAGAAACAAATTGACACAATGTCATAAAAAATACTACCCTCATTTTGAGGGTAGCTGAATTAACGTAAGCTGTTTATAGTTGGTATTATGGTAGAAACATAGTAATCATACGGAATGTGTTCAATATCTTTTTCGTATAGAGGAATATCGGTTAATATTGGATTCAATAAATCGTCTTTTTTACAGAGTTCGTGTCCGAAAAATTCATAATCGCCTAAGCCTATAGTTACTAACATATCATTAATATCATACATACTGACATACTGTACACCGTCACGTTTTTCAATAGGTAGTTCCGGCAAAGGTGACAAGTTAGTTGTGTACGGCTTGACGGTCGGTGTCGGTGTTGGTTCTGCGGTGGTATCGGTATCAATCGTAATAGTGTTGTCACTGAAACCAACATTGAAACCGCCTACAGCGTCGGCAACGTCACGTAATTTGAAATATGTATTATCGTTGATGTTGTAACCCTCAATCGCCGTTTCTGTACCGTTTACGGCAACAGGGAACGGGTTAGCCGTTACGGCATATTCTACGGCGAAACCTGTCGCGGTCGCACAGATTATACCGCCTGTTATAAAACCTAATATAAATTTTTTCATAGCTTGTAGCCTCCTTTTTGTTTCAGTATATATCAAATGGAAACAATTTGCAAGGGGCAAAATCTGAAAGGAGTATCAAAAATGTACAGACGAATACCACCATAGCACGCTTACGGCGTGTTTTTTTAATGAAATCCCAATCAATTACGATTAGAAAGGAATGATAAAATGAAATTAAATTTTAAT